GTGCATTTTTACCTATACGACGTTCGTGACCACCTAAAAGAAGAAATGTGGCGGCGGAACAACATACACCTTGTGCTATGGTAATGACTTTCACTCGAGATTTCTCGATAATGTTCATGGCACTTAACCCCGCGAACAAATCACCCCCTTCACTACATATATGAAAATGTATAACAGGTTCGTAACCAATAAGTTCAGCTTTCTTTTTAAGAAGGTCAATTTCAAGTTTCTTAAAATCTTCAATAAACTCAAGGATATCTACATCTGTAATTTCACCGTAATAAAAAATTTCATTACCAATGACACGAGATATTTTAAATTCCTGTTCTTCTTCGGTAGATGTCGTATTCATTTAATTATTCTGTACATACTTCTTTAATCATTTTTTTGATTTTTGTAACCTCCCTTTGTTTAAGTTTATTTTGTAAAGCTAAATGGTTCATAACATCAAAATCTTGGGGTGTTAAATTATATTCCTTAAATTTTGAAACGTCACCTTGTTTTGCATATTCTTTGAGTAACATGAATTCGTGGTGTTTCATGTGTGTATTTGACCGTACCTGTATACTTCTTACCTTTTGTTCGCGCATTTTTTGGTTCCCGTATTTTGTCCATGCACTTCCGGGACGAATATCCTCTTTAATGAGTAAATTTTTCATGTAGAGTTTAGGAAGTTTTATAGCATTTAAAACAAAGTATGGCATACAGTCCCATTCACCTTTATAAAGTTCTGTATCGTATAGATCGGCAACGACTAAACTTTTCATGATTTTATCGTAATGTTCCGTATCTGAACCAAGGTAATTTTCGTGTACTGACCCCCAAACGTGACCGTGTTCATGAACGGTTTCTTCTATGTCTATGTTACCGGGTTTACAAAAAAAGTCTTCAATGATTTCCTTGGGTGTTTTAAAGATATCTTTATCGTCGTCAAATTCAAGGTAACTGAAATAATTTCCTATATTTCCTTTACATTTTTCTGATGCTATTTTTGTACGTGGATGCTTTTTGTTTAACCATTGTATAGTTTCAGGTTTACGTTTTGGTATAAACACGAGTTTAAAATTTGGTAACATATGTACATTTTTAGACGTAACAATTAATGATTTTTTTGTAATAGACCCCCCTTCACAGACGGTTTCAATTATACTTTTATAAGCGGTATCGGATTCATAATCGTCCACGTAAGCATACATGTTTGAATTTTTTATTATACTCAAAAACACGTCTTTTTTAGATAATACTTCATCGTATAATTCTATACTATTTGATTTATCAAAAATTTTATTTAAAATATATGTTTTCCCAACACCAGCCGCGCCACATATAAATACATTCTTACCTTTTTCTATTAGTGATGTGATTTCTTTTATTTCGCGTTCATGGAGCGAAATATCCACATTCTTTTTTTGTTTATGTATTGTAACGAAGGCATCCATGTCTAATGAAAATGGAGAAAGTGATCTCGCTACTCAAGCTTTAGATATTATTATGGAAAACAATACACTTCAAATGCGTGTTATAGAACCTTTAAAAAGGAAACTATTTCCTTATTTGATGTGTATTACAGTCTTTAACTTTACTTTATTTGTTATGGTGGCGTATCTTGTGAATCGTCTTTCGGTGATTCTGTAACAACTTCCATAAGTTCGGTGCGTCTTCGAAGTTCTTTCATGAGATCACCTTTAAGACTCACAAGCCCTTTATCTTTTAAATCCGATATTTCATTTTTACGCTCTTCTATTCTCTCTATATCGGATTTAACCGCTTTTTTAGCTGTAGTTACATTTCCTCGTATTTCATCGAGTTCGCGTTTAAGTTCGCGTTTAGCGGTACCACCAATTGCATCTTTAAGTTTGGTCATAACCGTGTTTTCTGCAATGGCTTTGAATGGCATGATAGGCTGTATATGCATGATTTCTGGTTTAAAGAACTGATTATCGTCTGGGAATTCTCTTTCAAAATCATCGATAGTTTGTTTTGGTACATTCGGTGATTGTTCGATAAGTCTATCGTATTCGTTACGACAGTTTTCGACCATGGTCGTACCGTCCTGTATTCTTTCACTCAAGGGCAATGTAAGTTCAAGACGGATAGTTCTCGAGAGTTTACCATATTGTACCGAAGCGACACGGTGACCTTCCATAAGTTCATTGATTTTGAGAAATTGCATGATTGTTGTTGCAATAGCAGTGATTAAGTTCAAACCACCGATAGCCGAAGGTACAAATGGTTGAACCGTCGGTGGAAATGTTTCCTGAGCAAAGTTTGCTGTACCTGTAACTGTACTTACAATAATAAGTGGTATAGTAAATTTCATACTCAATTTTTTATAAGAACAATAGGCTTGGTAGTGCATGTAACGGTAACACGCAGCAGCTTCACCCCATGACTTTAATATTTTTTCTTGTTGTGGATGCCATATTTTCGGGAGTTTCTTTTCTTTGTCCATACTAATAGATATGAACATTATATTCTTCATTCATTTAGTGCTTTTCATAACCATGTTGGTCATTCCATTCATGAAAAATAAACAAAACCTCGAGTTTTATTCACTTCTCGTTCCATTCATTTTCTTTCATTGGTCGGTAAACGATGATACGTGTGCATTAACGCAAATGGAAATGGTTGTAACTGGTAATAAAAAAGAAGAAACGTTTTTCGGTAGGATTATGGGTCCCATATACAAAATGGACGATACTGAAGCAAATAAATTCCTGAAATCTGTTTTCTTTTTTCTTTGGTTACTTGTTCAGTATAGACTCGATAGAATTGATTTGACGCCACTTTATGAAGTCAAAACCCGTATTATTAAATAATATTTGTATATATAAAAATGAAGATCAAAAACAAAACACAGCAAAAATTAATAATTATTGTGTTAGTGTTACTCTTTGCTTTAACCGTATATCAAATACGTAACCCAATTGTAGTTAATAAACAGGTTCATGTACCCGTACCTGTTGAAGTCCCAGTGCAGATTCCAATGGAAAAAGAATTCAGAAAACCGCCTATCAAAGAGTATAAACCGGGGTACGTTCAACAAATGGGGGTTCTCGTAGGTCCAGATGAAGAAACTTTACCTTTATACGGTAAAGAAGTTAGAGGTAGACGTGACCAATACCATTATTATACAACAACACCAGGTGAACAAGTATACCCACTTCCCGTAACCATAAATAACCGCGATTGTATGGACGATATTGGGTGTCAAGAACTGTATGGGAATGAAACCGTTTCGGTTTTAGGGCAAACGGGTTCATTCCAGGCTAAAATGTATAGAACGGATAACTTTTTTTAATCTTTCTTTTCTGGAACAATGGCTTCATATGCACAATTTCCCACTGTTATTGTTTGTGAACTCATACAGCAACACGCGAGGCATAATGCCGCCACAATTTGTGGAGTTTTTGTAAATTGTATAGCTACTCGTGCTGGTTTATAAACCATATAGAAACATATTAAGCAACAACATATCGTAGATGCTAAACTCATCGGCTTACACTGTAAAGATGTCATTTATATTAAACAAATAAAATTATATTGGGTAATATAAATGAAGATTGATATTCTTAAAAACGAAGCAAAACGTTTAGGTCTTCGCGTGACTAAAAAAGTAAAAGGGAAACGTGTCCCTCTTAGTGAAAAAGAACTTAAGGTGCGAATTGAAAGAAGACGACAACCCGCGCTGGAAATACAGGTTCGCAATTCGAAAAAACTTATACGAACGTGTAAATCGTTATTAAAGACGATGGAACCAAGTGTTCCTAGAGCTCCTAGAGCTCCTCAAGTTTCGGTAAAGAAAGTCGCACCTCCAATTCCTCCTGCACCCCCAGTTCCTCCGCGCCATGTAAAGCGCGACCCTCGTGCAAATTTAATGACGGCACTCAAAGCGAACCTTGAAAGGCGTGGTATTAGACAAAAGTTAAACCAAACCTCTTAGTTATTATTTTTTTAGCACCTTCAAGTTCAGGGTGACTCCATAATAACCATCTCGACCAAAATCCCGCGGTATACAAACCTGATTTCGTCCAGTTTTCTTTATCGCTTCGTGTAACATCAAGCATATTTTTATGAACAAGATTAGGATCGGTCTGTTTTTGAACCATGTGTGGTACAAAACCACCGTGACGCGTGACGTATAAACGCATACGTAACGGATTTTTGTGTTTTGTATAATCTGAGTATCCTTTGGCCCCAAAATCAACAAATTTTTCATCGTCGAATGTGACTCTAAATTTTTTATCGAACCGCGGACTTTTTCTTAAACGAACACGCATTATATAATTATTGAACATATTTATTTTGTAACTTGGTGAGTGTATAATGATGATAAAAATGAAGTATACCAATTGATAATGAAATGTAAACAGCTGGGTTACGTCTTGCTTTTTTATTTAAAAGAATTAAAATAAGCGTTGTCAAAACGACAATTGTTGGTATTGTAAATAGCCTAATTTTAACACCGGACAATTCTATAAACCGTTTATCTAATGTATTAATTTTATCAGTTTGTTCTGGTGCGTAAGATTCTTTTCCTTTATAATCTGGCATTTATTATATGTAAACAAAAAAATGTGGTTTCTCATGATACCATTTATATTGTTACTAAACGATTATTGTAAAACTCCTATAGATAGACTCTATTTTCAGAGACCTTTACGACCTTTGGTAGGTATACGAAACTCAATTGTAGACTTGTTTTTTTATAAATCGCATTATTCTGTTGATGATTTTGTAGGTCTTTGGCGTGTTCAAAAACACTTTTTCGATATAAAAGACGAATATGACGCATTACATAGAAACGCACAAAAACACTATTTCCATGATATCGATTCGTGGTTTGAACGTAACGAAAACTATTATTATTATAAAATACATGATTTCCCAAACGTATATGCGTTTTTAAAAACCATACCATGTATTGATCGTGCCATGATTGCAGTCATGGAAGGACCAATGTCTATACCAGCACACCGTGCTGAAAGCAATTTACAGTTACGGTACCATTTAACACTCGAGGGTACGAGTAATCTTGATACTGAATTTGAATTCCATAAACATGAACCCGGTGAATATATACTTTTTGATCACTCGAGGTACCACCGTGTCGATAAAACGAATGAAGGTAAACGCGTTGTATTGATTTTAGATATTAATCGGTTTTATAAATTTCCATATATAAAATAATCCTATCTTTATCTGATTGATTTTCTGCCCAGTGTTTTTTACGAGCATTCATGATTATATGTTTACCATCTTCTTCTGTAACTTCACCTAGATCTATGTGATGAAGTATACAGTTTTCTGGACATTTTATACCTAAATGATATGTAAATATATAATCATCGCCTACATAATCAATATGTTCTTTTAGTTTTACACCCCCTTTCATTAACGAAAACCCCGCTACATGTATACCTTTGATTGAAGATAAGAGTTGTGTTGTTTCTGGACATAATTTACAATTACTTGCAATAAAATTACCATCCCATATAAGTGGCCAACTTATCCATGATTCCTGAACATGATCCTGACCACCTTTCAACCACCCATGTTTACCATTTGTATATAACATTATAACTTGTTTTAGATATTCAGAACCAACCCATTCACCTTCTTTACGAGGTTCATTTCGTATGAATGTTTTTGGTAGTAAATTTACTTCCCTTTGTAAAATGTGAACGTAATTTTTTAATTCATTTAAATGCATTATCCATATAAGTGTTTTCTACACACTGCTTTATACATGTTATGATCACCAACAAGTTCGAGTTCGTCGTTTTTAACAATACGTTTTGTAAATGGTCCATGTGTTCCATCCATACACTCCATACACATTGCTGATATTTTAAACACTTTATCGGCGAGAGGTACACAATCTACTAGTTCACCGAACTTTCTTTGTTTATAATCACCATCGAGACCGGCGAGTAAAATCGTTTTACCCGAATCAAGAACACGTTCGACGAATTTTTTAAGGCCGGTAAAAAATTGAGCTTCATCTATGGCTATAACGTCGACGCCCGAAAAATTAACTTCTTCGAGAGTATTTGTTTTTATACAATCAAAACGAACATTATCGTGGGTACGTAAAACATCTTCGGGTGCACGTGTATCTTTTTTTGAATTTATAACGAGAATTTGTTTACCTATAACTTTGTATCTTTTTAAACGCCGAATAAGTTCGGACGTTTTTCCCGAAAACATGTTACCCATGATAATTTTCAAACTCATTTCTAAATATACGGTATATTATTTTAAATGGTTTTAAAGAAAACACTCATAGAATAATAAAAACATGGAAACACTTAGAATTAAACGATTAACTCTCGAAGCAACTTTACCAACGCGTGCATCCCCTGG